AAAAAAGAACATCAATATATATAGAATTTGATGAAACCTTAATAAAATTTATTAAAACATCAAATAAAGATATAAGAATTTCTTCATTTAATTCTTTAATAAATATTGAAATTTTATTATATATAGTTTCTTTATTCAAATCTGTTAATTTATTTAAATATGATGTAAATTCTTTTTTACATTTCATTTCATCATTAAAATCAATTAATAATACTCTTGGTTTATTTCTATAATTACTATTTTTTGATGAATTATTTTTCTTTTGAGCTATTATCTTTTTCTTTTCCCATAAACTCTTTGCATCATAATTAGAACTAAAACAATTATAATTATCTATTAATTCTTTAGCCTTTTTTTTTAAATTTTCTTTTTTATTATCATTATTATTATCATTATTATTATCATTATTATTATCATTATTATTATTATCATTATAATTATAATAAATTTCAATAAATTTATTATAATTAATTATAATAAAACCTAAATTATTTTCTTGTTTTTCATTCATCATTATTATATTATAAAGTAATTATTATTAATCCTTAAACATCTTTATTAACTTCATCCATTATTCTATCAATAATTTGAGCTTTATTACCTTCAGTTGATAATTCTAATTCATTACATTTTTCTTTTAATTTATCTAAATTCATTTTTTGAAGTTTTTTCTTTGTTATTTGTGTTCCATTACTAATTATAGATTCATTATCATTTGTTATTATTTCTTTTTTTAAATCAAATATAACTTTATTATTAGATTCTTCTTCTTTTTCTTTTATTATATCTTCTATTGTTATTTCATTTTTATTTTTATTATCATCTTTATCATTATTATCTTTATTATTATTAATATCATCATTATCATAATTATCATAATTATCATCATTATCATTATTAATATCAAAATTATTAGTATTAATATCAGAATTATTAATATTTTTATTATTAAAAACTTCATTCATAATAATATCTGAAATATTAATAGAATTAGAATTTTTTTTAGAAGAAGATAGAGATTTGTGATTATTATTAAATTCTAATTCAATTTTATTAATTTTTTCAGAAATCATATAAATATCAGCTTCAATAATAAAAATTTTATAAATAATATAAGTTAATATTAAAAGAAAAAAGGCGAGACAAAAGAAATAAAAAAGATAATTAATATTTGATAATAATTTTAAAAACATTTCTTAAATTTTGGAGATATAATTAGTTTTTTAATTCTATCGCACTATTTTTAATTTTAATTGCTCGATCAATTATTTCATTATTTAATTTATGTTTTTTTAATAATTCAATTGCAATTGTTTGTTTTGAACCTCCCCTTTTAATTCTATAATCAAATTTATAATTATTCCCATTTTCATCATTTATTGCATTTACACTTAGATTTATAAATTTAGAATTATTTTCACCTAATTCTATTAATTTATGAAAATGTGTCGTTATTATTATTAATATTCCCTTTAAATTTCCTAAATATTCTGCAATTGAATATGCAACTGACATTCCTTCTATTGGTGGTGTAGAATGCATTGGTTCATCTAATACAAATAATCCTTGTTTATTTTCTTTAGTTATTAAATCTGCAATTTCAATCATTTTACTACAACAATCAGTTTCTGCTTCAAAATAAGATTTTATACCAACTTCATCATTTACTCTCATAAATGATATAATTGCATCATATATTTTAATATCTCCTTTAAGTGCATTAATAATACCAAGAGTTTGAGCTAAAATTATATTAGAAATAATAGATTTAACATAAGTAGTTTTACCTCCTGCATTAACACCAGTAATTATTAAATTTTTTTCTAAATTAACAGGATTTGGTATTTGATTATTATTTAAAAGAGGATTTTTTATATCCCAAATTTTAGTATTAATATGAATATCATTATTAGTAAAATATGATGGTAAACACCAATTATTATTATTTTTTAATTTAGAAATAAAATTAATAATATCAATAGTATAAATAATTTTAAGAATAATTATAATATAAGATTTATAATTATCATTTTTCCATAATTTATAAATTGTTGATAAATCATATTTAAGTTTACTTAAATGTATAATTGCATCTTCTATATCATTTTTAGATATTTGATGATTATATAAGAAAAATGGTAACCAACAATAATTACTTCTTTTTATAATTATAATTGCAGTTTTAATAAAATTAATTAATCCTTTTATTTTTATAAATAATTTCTCTCTTGTTTTATATACTATATATGATATTAATATAGTTTGATATATACTATAAAAATATATTACAATATATATTAATATTGAAATTATTTTTGTTATATCTGTTTTAATATTTCCAGTTGGTTTAAATAATATCTTTAATAATTGTATTAATATTTCACTATATTTTAAGAAATTAAGATTAAGTCCTAAATGTTTATTTAAATAATAATAAGGTGCAACTATAATTGAAAGAGGATAAATTAAACATGAAAGAGGCATTACAAATATTTTATAACAATGATAACTATCCAATAATATCGGTATATAATTAATATTATTTATAATTAATGTTGAAGGATAAAGAAGATTAATACTCATATCATCTTCAATATCTTTTTTAAGATTCATTATCCATAATACTTCTTTTTCATTTTCTTTTAATATTTCTAATTGATAATTAAATAATTCAAAATTAATATTTTGTCTTTTTTTTAATAATTCAATATCATTTATTGGATTTTTTATTATTTTTTCCATTAATATAGTTCCTCCTCTAGTAATCATATTAGAAGATGCCCAATTATTAATAGTTGTATCTGTATAAATACTATCACTAACAATAATTTTATTATTAATATTAATATCATCTAAAATTGATGATAAAAGAAAAGAGGCATTTTTTTCTGATAATTCAATTATTTCATCTAATTCTTTTAAATCCATTTCTTTAATTCTAAGTTTAAAATTAAAGAATAAAAAATAAAAATAATTATAAACATATAAATAAAAAATGATTATTATTTATTATTATAATAAATATTTATGAATAATAATATTGCAATTATTAATGATGATTTTATATATACTATTGAAAAAGAACCTTTTGAAACTGATGAAAATACCTATAATAGAGGATGGTTTATTATTAAAAATTATCTCAATTTCTCTAATCTAAAAGAATTAATATCTAAATCTATTAAAAATTTAAATGAAAATAAAAATAATATGGAATATATGGTTTAATATAATATTCCTGTCTTTGTCTTCGATTTAGTTGCAGTTTTTGTCTTTAATAAACTTGCACTCTTTGATTTACTTCCTGTCTTCGATTTAGATTTTTTTGATCCAACTAATGATCCTAAATTCTTTGTGATTCCTGATTGAAATGATTTATCATTTGCAGCACGAAGACCTAATAAAACTAATGATGAAATAAATGGAGCTAATTCTACTCCAGTTCCACCCTTTGATGATTTATCCTTTTTAGTACAAGATTTAAGTCCACATCCACCATCTTTTTTAGTCATTGATGTTAAATTATCAGTTAATCCCTTCATTGCTGATCCAAATCCAAGCATTGATGTTAAATCTTCACCTCCCTTTTTACAATTTTTACGACCTTTGCGAGCTTTGCGACGTTTTCCACCACCTAATACTGATGATTCAGGATCAACTTCATCATCAGTATCAGGATCATCATTAGATTTAACACCACCTTTACGAACTTTACGATTAGTACGACGTTTACGGCGTCTTGCACCACCATCTAAAAATGAATCATCATTACCACCACCAAAGAAATCATCTTTATTATCATTACCACCTTTATATAAATCATCATCATCATCATGTCTATCTAAACCTAATCTTCCTCCTGTAAATAATTCTCTATCATTATCAAGACCTCCTTTCTTTTTTCCTTTAGGTTTTAAAGCTTTAGGTTTAGGTTTTAAAGCTTTACGTTTATAAGCACCGCCTGTTTTAACTAATGCATTATCCATAAGCATATAATTATCACTTACACCTGCATAATTAGTTGAACTACAGCCACCAGCCTTTCTTTTAAATAAGTCCATAAATTCTATTTTTAGTTAAGAATATTATTTTTTATTTTAGTTTTATATGAAATACTAAAAAAACAGCAATTATAGTTGAAATGAAATTTAATACAATAAGAATAGTAATAAAAGGTATAATATAATAAAGAAAATATATTAACATAGGTCTAATTATAGTTGCTTTAAAATCAGGTTTATTAATTTCATCTTTAATAAAATCCATAAAAAAATCAAAAAATTTATTATTCTGCGTCATTATTAATTATTATGAATTCCTTAATATAAATAAGAATGAAAGAATTATTTAATTTTCCGCAAAAAAAAGGTAAAAATTATGTATCTACACTTAATAGTAAAATATTAGTAGAATTAACTGAAATTAAAATAAATAAATTTCAAGAAATGAATGATAAAAATGGTTATTTTTTTGAATGTAATATTCCTATAACTAATAATGAAGAAAATATCGTTAAATTAGAAGAAATAGATTCATATTCAAAAGAAACTATTATTTTAAATTATAATGAATGGTTTGATAATGATGATGATGAAGAAGAAAAAACAGAAGAATTTATTAATAATATTTATATAAATTCATATATTGAAAATATGAATATAACATTAATATTAAGTAATAAAATAAGTAATGAAATAATTATAAATGATGAGGAAAAAGATATATATGAATTAATAGATTTTTTAAATAAAAATAAAAAAATAAAAATTATATAATTAATGTAGATATTATTTTTCTAGGTATTTATATTAATAAAACATCTATTATTAATAAATGGGCAATTAAATATATAAATATAGAAACAATTAAAGATGATGATACAATAGAATGGAATAGAAAAGAAATAGAAGAAGAATGGAAATATGATTTATATAATTATGAAGAAGAAATAAATAAGAAAATAATTAATTATAAAAAAAATCTAAATACAGCTAAAGAATTATATAATCAAATTATTAAAGAAAATAATATTAAAAACTGGGAAAATAAAATCATTAAATTAAAAACTATTATCTTTTAAAAATAATAGATAGATATTTTATATATAATGGCCTCAAATAGTTCTACTCTTATAATATCAATTGCTATAGGAATTTTATTATTATTAATATTATTATTATTGCTTTCATATAATTCAAAAGCTAAATCTGATAAGATTGAAAGATTTGAAGATGATGAAGAAGAAAATTTTAATAATAATAATGATTATAAATTTAAAAGTTATGAAGATTTTAGTAATGAAATAGATGATGATGCATATTTATCAATTGATCCTAAAGAAAGACTTCAAAGAAAACGTTTAGCAGCTTCTAGAATTTCACATTTTACTAATTATGATAGTATGATAAATATAGAATCTGCTAATAAAAAAAAAAAAGAGACTACTACTGAAACTTTTGCAAATATGGATGGTGCTCCATTAGATAATAGTTATTCTTTATTAGGAAATAATTCTTCTGCAGATCCTTCCACCTGTTTTAAACGTGATAGATTATCTGCATCTGATTTACTTCCAAGTGATGCAACTACTAAATGGGCTCAAATAAATCCATCTAGTTCAGGTGAATTAAGTGATCAAAATTTCTTAACTGCTGGATATCATGTAGGTATTAATACTATTGGTCAATCTATGCGAAATGCAAATCTCCAATTACGTTCTGAAGTTCCAAATCCTCAAGTTGCTGTTAGTCCTTGGTTAATATCAACTATTGAACCTGATCTTCGACCTGTTTCATTTGAAATAGGAAGTGCTCCTCAAACACCTCCTCAATAATAATAATAATAATAATAATAATAATAATAATAATAATAATAATAATAATTAATAAAAAGATACATAACATTTAGAGATAAGAATATCTTGTTTAGGTATTAATAAATTTTTTTTTTTTTTATTAATATTTTTTTTATAAGTATTTTTTGACATATTTTCATATATAATTTTTTGATTATTAATCGCATAATTAATAACTTTATTATTAAATGCCCATTTAAAAAAATTTAATTGTCCTATTGTTGTTTCTATTGATGTTTGATTATTACAATCTAAAATAAAAGTAATTCTATCATGTCTACGAAAAGAATCAAAATTTATTTTTTTAAATGATTTTAATTGTGCTCTATAATCTAAATAAAGATTTATTTTTTTATATTTATTTATAATACTACAATCTTCCGGAATTGATGTATATATTTCATCATTATCATTTGATATCCAATATATAATATTATTATTTTTTGAATATATAGTTACTAACCAATCAATCATTCTTAAAGATAATTGATGTTTACCATCTATAATTGATTTAAGGAGATATTTATAATTATCATTTTTATTATAAAATGATGTTAATGATGATAATAACAGTTCCTTACAACTATTAGACATTAATTAGAGATATATTAAATTTCTTATATCATTATTTTTAAGTAAATTGTATCATATCAAATATTAATGCAATAATAGATAAACATAATAAAATTCCAACTGTAGAATCCCATAAATAAACATAAAAATTCAAAATAATTAATATTAATAATAACCATGTATTCTCATAAATTTCAAGAATACTATCAGGATAAGGTATTGAAGGTCTTAAACCATAAATTAATAAATATGCACTCAATATTCCAATTAATATATATTTAATAATAATTGAAAAATCCATTCTATAATAATTAATTTTTTTCTTTTCAATAATAATTATAGAAAAAATGATAAATTTTTCATTATTAGATGAAGCTTTTCCTAATGAAGATAAAATTTCATCAAAGAAAATTAAAAAAGAAACTAAAGAAACTAAAGAAACTAAAGATAATAAAGAAACTAAAGATAATAAAGATAATAAAAATAATAAAGATTGTAGTCCTATACAAACACCTATATATGAAATACCTAATACTTGTGATAATAAACAAGTATTTATGAATGTAATTAATGATTCTATGAAATCAGATTATTATAATATTAATAATAATGATAATGATTATAAAAAGAATGGAATAAAAGCATATGATTTTGATGAAATGGATGCATATTTAAATATAAATAATATTAATACAAATAATCCAGATAAAAGTGCAGAATATAGAACAACACCATTTTTAATAGATTATTTAAAATCATTAAGACAAGATATGAATAAAGATACATATTCAAATGCAACTGATAAAACTCTTAATATTGAACAATTTAGAAATAATTCAAATGATTTTAATAAAATTGATAATAATCTAATTCTATTTATGTTTTTAGGTATTATTATTATTCTTCTTATCGACCAAATTACAAAATTAGCTATTGCCATTAAATCATAATTATTTATATTTAAAGAACTTATTATGATTTAAACATAAGAGATTATTATGAAATTTATTAGTCATTTAGTATTTGCAGGAAATGCATTGAAATCATTAAGTTTATGTGGTGTTTTACGTTATTTATATTTATATAATCTTGATAAAAATATTCATGATGTTTCTGGTACTTCTATGGGTTCTTTTTTTGCATTTGCTTTTGCCTTAAAAATTCCTATCGAAAAATTAGAAGATATTATATTTAAAACCGCAAGAGATGAATCAATTACTAAATTTAAACCCTCCGTATTTATGAATATATTTAATAATTATGGTTTATGTTGTTCTATTGATTATTTAAAAGGTTTTAAAGAATATTTAAAAGAAATTTATGATCAAGATGATATTACATTTTTAGAATTATCAAAAAAAACAGGTGTTAATATTTATGTTAGTACAACTAGAGTTGATAATGGTGAAAATGTTATTTTTAATGTAAATGATACTCCAAATATATCTGTTTTATCAGCTATTGCTGCATCAATGTGTATTCCTATGGTAAGTCAACCTATAATTATTGATGGTTATTATTATATAGATGGTTTTTTAACTAATAATTTACCAATAGAAGTATTTAAAAATGTAAATAAGAATAATATATTAGCAATTGGAGGAGAAGTATCAAATTCCTATAAAATGGTAGAAATAGAAAAAAATCAAAAATTATCAATATTTGAATATTATTTTAATATATTTTATATGTATCATATTAATAATTATAAATTATGTTATAAAAATAAAGTTCATGATTTTGGTAATGTTCTATTAATTGATACTAAATATCATAAAAATTTATGTACTTATAATCGTGAAGAAAATTGTTTAGATTTTAGTTTAAAAGAAGATGATATTAATTCATTATTTCTTATTGGTTATAAAGCTATTAATGATTATATGAATAATTTTATTGATCATAATGAAATTTATGATCAAGATGATATTTAATTATTATTCTTATTCTAATAATAATCTATTTTTTGCTTTTTGTGATATTTCTTCTATTTTCCATGATATATATATATAATTATCATTAGGAGGTGATAATATTGAAACATATAAACCAGATTTTTTCAATTCTTTTTGTAAATATTCACAACAATTATTTATATTATATATTGGATATCCTATTATTATATTTGGTACTTTATAATATAAAGACATTCCTCCATGTTCTGCAATATTTCTAATTTTCTTATAACATAAATCAAGAATATGAATAAATACATCTAAATTCTTTATTTCCCTCTTTTCCTTTATTTTCATCAATTCATATAAATCAATTTTATTCGTTTTTTTCATTTTAATTATTCTTTATATTACATTTATTTATATTAAATGCCCACTCAAGTATACTATTTCTATTCATTTCACTCTCATTTAAATATTCCTTTATCTCTATTGGATCCTTTTTTATTATAAATAATATACTTGGTGCATAATTTATACCTTTAATTTTTGCATATTGTTGACCTTTATCATTATCATTTATATCATATGAATATATATTAAATAAATATCTAGGTCTATTATTATTCTCTGTTGTATTTTCATCATTATATTTATTTATTAAACTTTTCCATGTATCTGAAAATTTATCACATCTTGGACAATCTTTTAAATATAAATATACTAAACTATTATCATATATAATAGTATCATTTGAATTATTATATAATTCATATTTATTTTTATTTTTATAATAATTAAATAATAAAAATAATAATATCATTATAATTAATATTATTATTAATAAAAATAATTTTTTCATTTCTCTAATTATTATTATTTAATTATTTTGTTTAATCGCCCATTCTAATACCTTTTCTACTGTACGTGATCCATTATATTCATTCTTATTTGTTGAACCTTCTTTTATAAATAATATTGCAGGTGCATATTCTATATTATATTTATTCGCATATTCACTTCCTTCTTTCGCTAAATCAAGTTTATCAGCTGAAAATGGATATTTAGTTTTATCATTATCTACTTTATTTTTTATATTATCCCATACGCTATTAAATTCCTTACAATGTCCACATCCTTCCATATATAAATATACTAATTTATTTTTATTTACTGTAAATCTTTCATTATAATTATATGAACTACCTATTATTGTTCCTACTATAATCGCAAATGCAAATATTCCAATTACTATAAATAATGTTGTATTATCTTTACTTCCACGCATTATTAATAATCTAATATATAGCAATAAAATTATAATATTTTTTATTTACAAAACTTAATAATCTTATTGCTATATATTAACAATCTAATATATAGCAATAAAATTATAATATTTTTTATTTACAAAACTTAATAATCTTATATCCTTTATTATAAATAATCTATAATTATAATCAATATCATTTATATTATTTATTATAATTGGTATATGATTTTTATCTTTTAATTCTTTTATCAATTCTATCTCTTTTATATTATTATTTATTATTATTATCATTCTATATATATTTATATTCTCATATATCTCTTCTATATTTTTTATAAATATTGATAAATTATTCATATTATTTATATTTCATTTATTTCTATTTATATCCATTCTTATATTTCATTTATTTATATTTCATTTATTTATATTTCATTTATATTTCATTTATATTTCATTTATATTTCATTTATTTATATTTCATTTATATTTCATTTATATTTCATATATATTTCATTTATATTTCATTTATATTTCATTCTTATTTCATTTATATTTCATTTAGTTATTAAATAGATATTAAATGAATATTAAATGGATATTAAATGGATATTAAATGGATATTAAATGGATATTAAATGGATATTAAATGGATATTAAATGGATATTAAATTGATATTAAATGGATATTAAATGGATATTAAATGGATATTAAATGGATATTAAATGGATATTAAATGGATATTAAATTGATAT